CCGTGGCCTCGCTGTACGGGATGCCGTACGGGTTGAGGTCGTCCTGCAGTTCCTTCGACGCCAGCAGCTTGTTCACCTCACGAGGTGTGAACTCGGGCTCGCGTCGTGTGACCGTACGACTGACGAGGTTCCCGTCACCGTCGAACACTTCGGTGATCTCACGCGGTTCCCGACCCATAAGCCGGCCGTGGGAGATGCCCAACTCCCGCGCGAGGATCAGTTCTTGCTGGACGCGGGCGTTGATCCTTTTTTTAGGGCCTCCACCGCAGCCGTGGGCAGGTACTCGTTGAGGTTCCAGATCACGTCGCCGATGCGCATGACCGTGGAACCGGGCTGCGCCTTGAACAGCTTCTCCCACTGCCCCTCGGTGAGGGACACCTGGGCGTCGCCGTCGAGAAGTTTTCCGCACAGCGGCGCCGCAGCCTTCGACAACGGGCGCAGGTTGTACCCGTAGCGGGAATCGAGGAGGACGCCCTTGCGTGCTGGGAAGTGGTCGGTGAGTTCGGCCCATTCGAGGCCGTCCATCTGCGTGAACCGCAGGGTCCGCAGCTTCCCGTTGATGTTGATGTTCAGGTCGGCGTAGTCGACGTCGCGGTTGACGTCGGCGTCGAGGTCGTCATCGAGTGACAAGGTTTGCTCCCACGGATTCAGCCCACGGACGAGAGGGGGCCTGCCGGGCGCTCCGTGGGCATGGTTTACGCCCGGCAGGGGTTCAGCTACGCGTGGACGGGGATGTCGCGGGCCACGGGGCCGGTGACGTTCAGCGTCTGCGTGCGCGTGAGCTCCGCGTTCGACGCGGGGGCGTCCTTCGCGGGGATCGACGCCTTGATGGGGATGACATCGACGATGTCGCCGGCGGCGATGGTTTGCCCGTTCGGGATGGCCCACCGTTCGACGATGAACCCGGTCTGCCCCACAGGGAGCGCGAGACGGACGACGTCACCGGCGGTGTTCGTGTACACGTACTTGATCGACAGGTCGTCGGTGATGATGCCGTCGTACTGCAGCTCCTGAGGCAGTGTGAGACGGTTCACCTTCACCTTGTTGATCGTGATGTTGTGCGTGTAGCCGCCACCCTGGATCGAGTAGGTGAGCTTCTTCACGCCGGCGGCGGTGAGCTCGGCCACGGTCGGGCCGTTGACGTACGGGTCGGCGATCGTCTGGACGAACAGGACGAGCCCGTTACCGTCCGCTACGGTGCCTGCGGGGACTGCTTCGGTTGCCATCAGGCACCCTCCTCGTTGGTCTCGCCCACGGACGGTTCAGGGGCGGCCTCAGCCGCTTCGTCGCCCTCTTCGGGCTCATCGGTGACTTCCTCCTCGGAGGAGTCTCCGATGTCATAGGTGGCGGGTCGTGCCTGCTCCACAACCTCGTCGTCGATCACGACGTAGTCGTCGGGGAACGCCGCCACGAGTTCAGGGGAAACGTCGTACTCGTGCTTCGGCCCATCGGCCGAACGCACGCGGATGAAACCGGTCATGATGCCTCCTAGGCAGGGTCAGAACGCCACCCGAACTCGACGACGGCGTAAATCAGGGACGGGGACACGTCGGTGTCCTCCTGGATCGGCAACGGTTCACGCCACCAGATCGGCCCGTTCCGTCGACCGCTCACGACAGGGACGACGAACGGGGTAAGGATCGGGCGCAGCAGATCCGTCAAAGCGAGCACCTGCTCCGCGGAAGAACCGACCAGATGCAGGGTGATCGACGGGTGCTCCGTCACCGCCGGGCCCGTCTCACGGGAGACTGTGGGGGTGCCACCGATCGGATGCATGAGCGCGTACGGGAGCGGCTGCATCAGGTCCGGGTTGGCCGGGTCCTCGGGCACCTTCGAGATGAACGTGGCGTCAGCGAGGATCGGCACCTCCTCGACCAGCGCCTGCGCAGCCTGCACGTCAGCCCATCTCACAGGCCGGCCGCCTTCTCAGCATCCGCAGACGCGATCTCCAGCCCGCGCTGGAAGTCGTCCTGGTTCTCCTCGAGCGCGTTCGCGAGGTCGTTGTGTGGGGCGCGGTTCTTCGCCGGAGCCCCGAACTCACGAATGTTGCCGAGTTTGCCGCCGCCGCGGGACTTGTTGTACCCGACCTCCGCGGAAATCCCACCCAAACGGGCACCAGTGGTGCCGTGGAGGTCGTAATCGATCGTGTTCGGCAGACCAGACCACGACGACGCACCCGCAGCGACCTTCGCCTTCGCGGAATCCTTCACCTTCCGGGCGGTCACCTCGATCGCTTTCCGCACCAGCGGGGCGAGCACCTCATCGACATGACCTAGGTCAGCGGCGAGCCTGGTCACATCGGAGAAATCGACCTCGATCCCGTCGCTCATGAGATCACCTCCGGGTGCTTCCGCTTCACATGCGAAGAGATGTTCGTCTTCGATCGCTCAGCGCCGCAGACAGGGCACGGGACTGGCACCACTCGGCACGTCTTGCATCCGCGACCGTGGTTCGTCCGATACGTGTTCTCGGGCGTGTAGAGATGCCCGTGCGCGCAGCGATCCTGCGCGGCAGCCGCGCGGCGTGTGTTCTCGGCGTGATCAACCACCTCGAGATGTGATGGGTTGACACATGCGCGGTTTCGGCACAGGTGATCGACTTCCATGCAGTCGGCGATCTCGCCCACGAGAAGCAGGTAGCTCGCTCGGTGGGCGCCAATCCAACGCTTCTCGTACCAGAACGCGCCGTACCCGTCCTGGTGGATGGACGCCAGCCACGGCCAGCACTCCTCGTCCTGTCGACGGTCGACCTTGACCCAGAACCGCTCCTCAACGGGCATCAGGAAATGACCTCCACAGGCAGCCGACGTGCGGTTGGGTGCGTCTCCGGGAACGGGCCCTCGACACGCAACTTCAGGCCGACAATCCCCGGATCGGACGGGTTCACGGTGATCGTCACCACATCGTTCGTGCGCACATCAGCACTCGCCGGAACCGAGATCGGCAGCGACAGAATCCCGCGCGCCTTCTCCACCACCTGCCCGGCAGCGTCCGCCTGCTGCGGCCTCACGAACGGGAACCGGAGACGGCACTTCCCCGTGTAGATAGTCGCGTCAGAGGTCGTCGTGGCACCGGTGGAGTGATCCACGGTGGGGGCTCCGGCGCGCGTGATCACGCAGGTGGACTCCATGAGCGCTTCGGCCTGCCGCTGGCCCATCCCCGCGAGCCCCTGGAAGACGGTCATCGGTTCGTGGACACGAACCAGCCGGTCGTGCCGTACGTGTCTTCCAGATACTTGCGAGTGTAGTCGGTCATGGACAGGCCCGAGCCCTTCCCGCCGTCGGCGAAAGCGATCTTGTAGTCGTCGATCGACGCGGACGAGATCCCGCCCGCGTTCAAACCGAGCCCGGCTTCGACGGTGAGCATCTGCTGCGACACGAGAGCGCAGTTGATGTTCACCAGGTCATCCGGTGGGACGGTGAGCCCATACGTGAACGTGACCGTCACCGGGCCGTCGCAGTGGACGTGAATGGAGTCCTGCTCCTGCTCCCAGTCGACGGCGAGACCGGTTCGTTGCGCGGTCACCGAGTCAACGGAGACGATGTGCGATTGGGGCAGGCGCACCCACCCGCCAACCGGGTACGCAAGGTACGTCGATTGGCGGGCGGGATACACCTGGTTGCGCATCACACCACGCATGAACGAGGCCGCGCCCTCGAGGAGCGAAGTCACCCATGCCTCATCAGCAGAGTCGAAGGTGCGCTTCATCCTCAGGGCCAGGTCCGCTGACGTGGCGAATGCTGCGGTCATCGGATCAGAACTTCAGACCCGTGAGCAGACCGTGCGCGGTCTCCGGACCGTAGGCGAGGCCAGCCTCACCGTAGATCTGGACCTGGTCGGACGCGCCGACCTTGGCGAGCGGCTCGGCGAAGAAGTGACCCTTGCCGGGGACCTCCAGGAACACCGGCTGGCACACTTCGAGGGAGGCGAGCGCGATGGTGTCCTGCGGGATGCGCCGCGACAGCATCACGTTGATCGTGCCGAAGTCGGTGACGACGGTCGAGACCGCGGTGCCGCCGACGGTGCGGGACTGCTCGAAGAACTGCGTCCCGAACGCCTTCGACACCTGGACCTTCTGCGCCGAGTTCACGAGGAACGTGGCGTTGTCGAGGTCGCTGATGCCGCCGGCGTCGTAGACCTGCTGGGCCAGGGCGTTGACCTGGTCCTTGGTGAGGTCGGTCGCGGACGCGCCCACGTAGGAGATGTTCGACGCGGTGCCGAGCGTGATCGGGGTGCCGCCGGACGAACCGGACACCTTGAACGTGGTCGAGCTGCCCACGTTGACCACGTAGTAGATGCGGCCGACGACGATGCCGGTGGCGCCACCGGTCGCGCGGAACACGACCTTGTTGCCGACGGACAGGCCGTGAGCGGAGCCGGTGGTGATGGTGTCGGTCGCGGACGTGGCGCCCGTGACAGCGACGCCAGCGCCGGCCTGCTTGTTGGTCTGGATCGCGTTGAGCAGACCGCGGGTCTGACGGGCGGTGGTGTTGTCGGACGGCTTCTGGTAGGTGCCGTTGAGGAACGACCACTCCAGGTCCAGGACCATCTGCTTGAGCGCCTGGGTGGTCTGCCAGTCGACCTCGTTGCGGATCGGGTTCTGTGCCTCGTTGTTGACGCCAGCGTGCTGACCGAACGCGGCCTGCTTGCTGTACGACACCGAGACGACCTTCTGGTGGATCTCGACGATGTTCGTCACGTTCGCGCGGACACGCTCCTGCGCGGTCGGCGCGTTCGCACCTTCCAGCTGGACGTTCTGCGCGGGCGGGTCGAAGTCGAAGGTTTCCCACTCGAACTCGGTCGCGACGGTCTGGCCACCGCCGTTGATGCCGCCGATGGCGGAGAGGAACGGGGTGTCGGAGGGGGCGATCTGGTACAGCAGGCCCGTGTAGTTGGGCAGGTTGTACGTCGTCCCCATTGCGGTGATTGCGGCCATGATGGCTCCTTAGGGGTGAAGGGGTGATCTGCGTGGCTAGGACGCCTGCAGCTTCTGGTTCTGGAGGCTGACCGCGAGCCGGACGTTGCCAGCCGCTGTTGCGGCGGCGATCTGCTCGTCCAGGTTCTGAGTCGGCTTCGGAGGTGCTCCCGCTCCGCCATCCGCGGACCCCGACGGCTTCTCCGGGCCCGTGGGCGTGGCGAGGTGGGGTTTCCGCTTGAGGAGGTCGGCGATCGCTTCGTTGAGCGCGTCACCGTCCACCTGGCCGTCGTCGGCGACGTCGAACTGCGACAGGTCGATGAACGCGAGGGCATCGGCCGGGTCCGCGAGCTGACCGGTCGCTTGCGCGCGCAGTTCAGCTTTCAGGACCCGTTCGTTTGCCTGCTTCGTGACCTCGGCGCGCGCCTCAGCGCGTGCCTTGTCGAGCTCGATCTCCTCAGCCGACTTGTCCTTCGCGGCAATCTCTGCCTTCAGACGTGCGGCTTCGGCGTCAGCCGCCTTGCGGGCGGCTCGTTCGGCGGCGAGAGCCTTCTTCAGGCCCGCGTTCGGGTCCTCCTCGACAGGAGGCTCGTTCGCAGGGTCCGGGTCGGGCTCTGGTGCGGGGGTGTCTGTCGGGTCGTCGCCCTCGAGGAAGCGCGCACCCATGAGGGAGAGCTTCGAGCGGCGAACCGGACCATAGGCAGGCGTCACACCTGTCAGCAGTTCAGACATGATGAGGAATCACTCCTTCGATGGGATGGAAGACCGAATCACTCGGCCAGATCCCGCCGAAAGAGGCGGGAAGTCTCAGTTGATGTACCCGTAGCGGGTCAGCAGTTCACGGGCCCGGTCGGCGTTGCTGCCGGCCATCCGCATGATCTGTTCGGGCATCAGCCGCACCGTGGTGGTGCGCCGGTAGCGACCGACCTTGACGGCGTTCTCGGTGCGCTGCGCTTCCGCCTTCGTGAAGGCGCCGCGGACGGTGGTGCCCTCGACCGTCGCGTAGACGCGCAGCGGCGACCCGTCGGCCCTCTTGCCGATCGTGAGCGGCGTCAGCCGATTCCGAGACACGGAGGGGGCGTTCCCGTGGGACCTGTACCCGATGCCGTACGCGCCGCGGCGCGCGTTCACCACAGCGACCGGGTCGGCGCCAGCGCGGATCGCTTTCGCGCCGGCGATCGTGAACCGTTTGTCCTGCTCCGCGGTGGAGAGGGAATCGAAGAACGCCTGCGGGTTGAACTCCCGGTCGGTGGCCTTCGACGGCCGCCCGTCGACCTCAACCGGGATCGCCACGCACTGACAGCACGGGTGCCGTTGGAACGCCGTGTCCGACGACCAGATGCCCTCCAGAATCGCGCAGCGAGAGCAGGCAGAGCCAGCGCAGGCCCGGATGTAGCGGGTGTACTTCTTCCCGCCCATCATCGACAGGTCCGCAGCGCGGCCCATCGACGCGATCGCTTCCTGCGCGATCACCGCGAGGAACGACGCCCCACGTTGGAACGCGGATGGCACGTCGAGGCCCTGACCGATCAGCGACTTCGTGTTCGTCACCGCGCCGTAGAGCGCCGGTGCGAGCTCGCGGCCGTCGCCCATCACGTCGGTGAACGCGTCCGTGTTGAGGATCGTCTTCGGCGCCTTGTACCCGTACGTCTGGTCGATCGCGTTCGAGTACGACTGCGCCAGATCCGCAGCTGCGCCCTGCGACGCGGTTACCGAGGCGACCATGCGCGGTGCTGTCACATCCCATTGGGCATCGAGGTCGGATGGGTTGATGCCCTGCCACAGTCTCGCGACGTGGGCGGCCGTGGAGTGCGCGAGCGCGGTCAAGTTGGCCTGGTGCGCGAACGCCAGATCAGTCTGTCGGCTCATCCGTCGGCGGCTCATCGTAAGCGTTCGCGTTCGGGATCTGGTTCATCAGTGCGTTCACTGCCGCCTGAGTACCGGCCGCCGCGTTCCGTTCGGCTTCCTCTTCGAGCATGTCCTCGATGCGTTCCATGTCGTACGGGTCGATGCCGTCGAGCTCCATGATCCACTTCAGCGGGTACCCGAGCTGCCGCTTCTTCAGCAGGGCGTCTGCGAGCTGCGCCTCGGAGCGGATCTCCGGGTTCTGCCACACGATCGTCGACAGCTGCGTCTGCTTGGCCAGCTTCACGTCACCCTGCGCGAGCGCGGTGAGGCGGAACATCTCCCGCAGGTTCGGTGTGGCGTACTTCTGGAACTCGAGCGTCTTCTTGACGAGCCCAATCTCGGCCGCCTTCAGACCATCCGCGGACACGTTCGCGATCGTCCCGTTCGCCACCAGGTAGGTGGGCGGCGTGCGGGTCTGCGCGGCGATGTGCCCAACACCGATCTCGATGACGTCCGTGAACAGTTTCAGGTCCGCGGCATCCCACTGGTCGATCTTCGCTGACTCGCTGGAGAACGTCGCGAACCGCACCTTGCGGAGGTCTTCCTGCGACACGGGTTCGACACCGACCTGCTCGCCGGTGATCGAGTCGATGATCTGCCGCATCGGCGGCTGCGTAGCCAGCAGCACACGCGCCGGCAAGGACGCGTAATCGGCGGCGAAGAACAGGTACGACCACAGCAGGTTGATCGCGTTCTGCATCGGGATCACCTTCGTGATCTCCGATACGGGCTCGCCGCGCAGCAGCGGACGGTTCGGGATCTCGACGATGGGGACCGCGTTCATCGGGTTCTTCAAAGGCCACGTCTCGCCCTTGACTTCGCGCGGTTTCCACACGCCGAACGTCCCGTACCCGGTCTCCTCCATCTGCACGGCCTGCGGGTAGAGGTTCTGGGCGATGATCGCGCGCGGACGCTCGTATTTGAACACCTCAGTGGCGGTGTAGAGGTTCGCGTACTCGGTTTCCTCGTCCACCCACGTCTTGATCGCGGCGCTGCGCCGGCGTGGGTTCATCCAGTCGTACTCGATCTCGACGTTCGACGGGTGCTCCCATGTGATCTGAGCGTTGTCGTGGTCTTCGGGGTCGTTCCAGACGAGGACGTACGAGCGGCGGGAGTTGAACGAGGTCAGGAATCCCTGCGACGACTGTGCGTCGAGCTCGTTGATGTTCCACTGGTCCCACAGCGCCTGAGACGACTTCTCCGCCGCCTTGTCATCGGGCCCGTCACCGCGGAGCTTCAGACCGATGACATTCGTACGCTCGCCGACCGCATCCACAATGGACGCGCACCAGTTGTCGGAGAACTCCGAATACCGGCCCTTCGTCTCCTGAATCCACTCATCGGACGCGAAGACCAGCTTCTGCTCGCCGTTGTAGTACGCCTCGTTCCGCTCGATCTCGAACCGGCGGTTGCGGAGACGCCAATACAGCTTGTCGGTCAGTTTGAGGGCGTCCGCAGCATCCACGTGGACCCCCTCGGGCTAGAACCAGACGAAACTCTCCGCTGGAGGTTGGTACCCGGACGCGATCGCGTCCATGGTGGCTTCGTGCGCGAGCACAGAGGACATGGCGTAGTCGAACTTCTGGGGCTCGGTGGCCTTCCCGAGGATGTACCGGCGCTGTTCCGTCGCCGGGTCAAGCCCACGCGCACGGATCACCGCGTTCGCGACGTGATCGGCGACTGTCTCGTCACCGTCGTGGCTGAAGGCACTGTCCGGGTCGAGCACATCGGTTCGGAGACGCTCGAGCGACGGCCACATGCGACCGATCTGGTTCGTCGGCCACTTGATGAAGACCTTCTCGCCGTGAGCCGCCGCCCACTCGTCGATCTCGGTCTCCCAGAACTTCGGGTCCAGGTAGGCGCGAACGATCTTGTAGTCGTTCGCAATCTCAGCAACCGCGGAGCGCACCTCGGCGCGAGGAATCCGACCGTCCCAGTCCTGTGGGCGCCACAGCGTGGGCCGGTTCGCGGCACCGTACGTCGGCGTGAACTGGAACTGGTCCAGCGTCTCCAACCGGATACCCGTGAAGTCGTCGTTGTCCGACCCGTCGAACCCGAGACACACCGGGGTACCTTTTGGTACCAGCGGCTTCGGGTCGGCGGTCTTGACCATCCACTTCGTCCGCTCGAGCCAGTGGCCCTCCCCGGCAACGATCCGGTTGCCGAAGAACCGTTCAGCGTCCGCGGCGTCCTTCTCCAGCATCTCCGCCGCGGTGCCCTCGATGTCGTTGATGTCGACCCAGGGTGCGTTCGCGTAGTTGAAGAGGAAGATCTGGCGGCGCTGCTTCTTGTCCTTGAAGTCGAGGTCCGCTGGCGGCTGCCGGAAGTTCTTGTTGATGTCCTTCGCGCTCGACTCCCACGTGCGCTGTGCGACCGAATCCTCGGCTGGGTTCCACGCGTTCGTCGTCTCGATCGCCCGGCCGCCCATGCCGGCGAGGCCCTGACGTTGCTTCTTCGCCAGGTTGTGGCCGCCGTTCGACGCCAACCACAAGCCCGTCTCGTCCTGGGGGACGAATGACACGCGGGCGCCGAGGCGGGATGTCGCCTTCGAGGTGACCGTCTCGATCTTCCCGCCGTTCGGGAGCCGGATCAGTTCCTCGCCCGTCTTCGGGATCAGTTCAGCGAGCGGGCCCAGCTCGATCATCGGCCGCAATGCGTCGTACGTGTTGTCGGTCTGGTCCTCGGACGTTGCCGTGATCTGGATACGCGGTGTCGCCCACTGGCGACCCATCGGCTCTCCGGGCTCGTACTCGTACCGCCAACCGCAACCGCAACCGTAGTCGCGGCAGTCATACAGCTCGCCGCCGGCCGCCCAGCCATTGAAGAGGGCCGGACCGACACCCTCGACACAGACGAACGCACCCACGAGCGGGGACTTGCCCCACTTCTGTGCGCGCACAAGCTGTGACCGGCGGAACACGAACGCCGCCGCCCTCTGACCCACCTGCGCGCGGTCTTTCACCGTGTAGTGGTCAGTCACGAACTCGAACTGCTCATCACCGAGCAGGAACGGCTCACCCTGGTGCTCCTGGTCCGGGATGACGCAGTGCGCTTCGATCCAGTCGGGCACGATCAGCAGCGGCTTAGGCATTCAGACGCTTCATCCGGTCACGCGCCGACTCCCGCTGCGGCGCCGACGCGTCTCGACGCTCACCGAGCTCGTCCGCGGCGATCTTCCACCGCAGCGAATGCATCCCAGGGAGCGAGAGACCAATCTCTGCGCCCATCCGCAGCGCCGCGGTCTTCAACCCAGCGTTCGACTCCGCACCGGTCGACTCGATGAACGCCCGCACGTACGCAGCGACCTCGTACTTGAGCCCGAGCCGATCCCACATGACCGCTTGCGGCTTCCGCCACAGGTCGTTCCAGAGGTCAACCTCGCGCTCGTGCAGAACCTCGGTCGCATCCGGGTCGAATTCCTTGACCCGCTGCTTGTCCACCCAGTAGATGTCGTAGACCGAGATCTTCTCCAACGGGAAATCCGGAACATCGCCCGTGAACCCCTCCGCCGGCAGTGTGAT